GGAGAACCGGGTGGGAAGGTTCGTATTCCCACGGTGACAAGTGCCTATTTAGTAGGATACTTGCAACCTTATGCACACGCTATGCGTAGTGTGTTGGCCTGCGACCCTACTCTTAGAGCAGGTTTAGGAGCGGCCAATCAGGTCTGGGAATTTCTTAAAGATTTTCAAAACCAGATCCTGTCTCCTCCAGCAGTCCTCTTAGGGGACCTGGAAGATGCGACCAATTGGATATCCCACCAAGTGGGAAATATCCATATGGAGAGCTTTCTCTCCGGCTTAGCCGGGAATAAGAGGCTAACGGATTATGTCCGATTTACCCATACGCTCATTTTAAGTCCTCTTAATATAGAATATGATAAGATGACTTATTTGTCCTGTAACGGCGCCCCTATGGGGTTACCCGGTACAAAGATACTTTTGCACTCCCTTGGGAAGGCAATAGACAAGGCTGCAAACCGCCAAGCGGTTGCTCGCAGCCTAAACGTCTTGCGACAAGATTCGTTCCGCTCAGCGGGCGACGACATCATGAAGCTAGGGGATATCGATCTCTTAGAGAGACATCTACCCTGTGCACGAGATCTTTACTTAGTAAAGCCCTCAATGTCAAAATGGGGCCTCTACACAGTAGGGGGCACATTTTGCGAGCAGACCATTCGACTTGGTGGAATGGCGACTACATCCCTGGATTATCCAGGCGTTAGGTTTCACGTGGACTCAGTCCGCGGGAGACTCTTAAGCCCTGAAACGAAACCGTTTAGCGGTGATCAGGACATAAACCCTTCTTTCGGGAAGGGTTTTCAATTAGGGAAGGAGCTTTCTTGGGCTCCTCCTCCATTCCGAACTGCAGCGGGACTAATGTTCTTGGCTGCTTTCCGCGAGTACGGTGATAATCACATACTCGCGGCCCTCCCCAGTTTCTGGGGGGGGTTCGGGTTTGACCTAGATGCTCAAACTCGGTTTGATTGGCTAGGTTCTACTGTCCGTCGTGCGATACGCACGATTGCACTAAATGCAGGGACTGTACTTGCGGAGCGCGGGTTACTCGCACTTCGCAAGCTCTCTACACCTGATCTGTATCAGAGAGGGTATGAGATAGACGAGGAACTACCCGATTGGGTTCAGTTCCTCATCGAATTCGCCTCGAATTCACTAAGTGAAGTTGAAGCGGCTAACCAGTTGGTGGTTGAACCACACAGCCGGTATATCGACAGATTACGACATGTCGAAGCCTTGGGATATATAAATGTCCGAAGGCTAGTCCATCAAGTGCCATATTGGCAGAGATCGGACTCTACCCTTAAAGGGTGGAATACTGCTCCTATGACTCTTAGAGTCCAGAAGATGAAGCAGTATTTTAAACACCATCTAGTCTCAGACTTTGATGATGCTAAGCAGCTGGGAGAGGTCTTAGACCGAGACCCAGATACTTTGCGCACTCAACCAAGGTTTATACCGAGGAGAGCAGCGATTGTTAACACCGAGGAAGGTCCTGAGGATCTTAACCTGGGTGCTAAAGGATACGGGCTTAGCCTGTTCCTTGCCGTCCCGACAACAGATTTGTTGTTTGGACGGGATACCGACATACCACCTTAGGTGGTCTAACTCGCATAAGCGGTCCCAGAGGGGCCGTAGCACTGGAGAAACTCCGAAGAGAAAGCGGTAGGGTATTATCCTAACCCTTTTCTCGTCTCCTTTAAGGAGATCACACTAAGTGTGAAACGCAAACATGC